TTGAACATTTTAGAGATACCAATATTAAGTGCTATCGTATCTTCAGGAGGCTTTGGTTTCTTATCATTTCTCTTATTAAACAAAATGGGGAAAATAAAAGTTTATGATAATCAAGATAGAGTTTTTTATAATATTTTATTATCTCTCACAAATTTCATCATCTTGTTTTCACTAACTTTGCTTTTGAACCTTTGGATAAGTATTCAAATTTCAATATTATTATCTCTTATTGGAACGCTAATATTATCTATTGCTTATCCTTTTTTAATACCATTATCAATAATAGAGAAAATGAAACTCGAAATAAACAACTCAAGGAACGTAAGTGGGTTAGCTTATCAGTATGCCGAACCAGTTAGAGAAATCATCTTCAACAACAACAAACATACCGTTGTTTATATTTTTGATTTTGAAGAAAAATTAATAAACTGTGGGTACATTACTAACTTTAACACTCAAAACAACGAACCTACTGAATTGATCATTGAACCTTTCGACGAAGAACCACCTTTAAAAACTTTCAATGATATTGTTGAATGGTCACAGAAACCAGAAAATGAACCTAAAGTCTTAATAAATACAAACGAAAAAACACAAATTAATTTTATAGAAATGTAATTCATTTTTTACCGGGTGGTTTTCTAGTCCCCTTATCTTTACTAGGTTTACCTAAAGACCTTGTGGAACCATTCTTATATTCACTCACACTATCACCACCTCACAACGTCTACATAAGTAGGCGTTTTTTATTCCCTCAACCTCCAATCCTTGTAATATAAAAATAAAATTGCTAGAATAAAAACAGTTCTTCTCATTTGAGATGAATTAAAAGTAAATGTCTTCGTAATGGCGCACCGTTCCTTTTTAGTAGGGGGCGGTGTTTTTTTGATGTTTATTTCAATTCAAAATCTCTATTCATATGTTTTAAATGAGGTGAATGTTAAAATTCCCAATAAGCCAATTATTGATATGAGAATAGCTATAAGAGTGCAAAAACTGTTATCACTGTTGTTACTATTCACTTAAGTCGTCTCCTTTTTTACCTAAAAAAAACTCCATAAATTCTTCTTTTGTCATATTACTTAAGCTATCTTCAGTTATTTTTTCTGTAACATAGGGGAAGCTGTTTAATCTTTTTAAAATTTCATTTAAACTCCATCCTGTTTCATCTAAGATCTCTTTAATATCCAACTTTCAAAATCTCCTTCGTTGTAATAGATAATTTAAACTGATTAGAATAGATAATAATAGAAAAATAAAAGTATAAACAATTAAATGTTCAATAAGTGATTATTGCTTCTTTAACACAGTACATGAATCTCCCTTGTAAAAAATAAATAGTATTGTTAATATATATGATGTTCACTTCATTTATGGTGAACAAGCATGAATATTTGTATTTGTTCGCCGCTCCTCTCCCCAACTAGGAGCGGTGGTTTTTTTATAATTTCCTTAACATAATAGAATTTGTTATAATAAGTTTAGAAGTTGAAAACACTTCTGCGAGAACCTTCTACCTTTTTTCAAATATTTTTTCCGCCGTCTGATTTTCTATATGTTATCAGGTGGCGGTTTTTGCTTTCCGAAATTGATTTAATTAATCCTTCTCACCTCAAAAACCTCAACGGCTCAAATGTAATAGTGAGTCCATTTTTATAAAATTACTTTACCGACTAAATAAAAGGTTTGTGGGGGTGAGGGATTATTCATATCTTTCAGGTTCTAAACCCATTTCTCTTAACGCTGCATCACTATTCTCTTGAGCTCTTTGGGCTTCTTCAGGGGTATAAAAGTGTTTGTATTCTCTTTCATAAATAGGGTCTGTTTCGCCAGGTATATAATATTCGTTAACAGTATTATTTGTGGTAACATGTGTTTGGCCATTATACGTTTCAACTACTGTATTAGGATCATTGTAATTAATATTCGATTGGCCTTGAGTGTTAGAATTTGTTTTGCTTTCTGACCCGCCATTGTTTGTATTCGTATTTGATAATTGGTTCTCTTCAACCGTATTAGATGACTGTTTTTCCTCAGTTGACTTTTCTTCTTTATTTTCTTTTTTATTCTCAACAGTCGATTTGCTAGGCTTTTTCTCGCTAGCTTTTTCAGTTTCGTCTTGGTTACCACATGCACTTAAAACTAAAGTACTTGCGAATAATACCGATAAAATTTTCTTCATATTTTAATCCCCTTAATCTATATTTTTTATTTCAAAAACTCTCAACGGTTTTCTTTATCGCTATAATACTCTTCATGCTCTTTATCAGTGATAGGCAATCTGTTTTTAATTCGATAAGACAGTTGCTCAGCTGTATATACCGGCACCTTTACATATTCATCAGAATGCCTAGGTTCGAATTCTCCATACATTTCTTCAGTCATATTAAATTCCTCCTTTCTATAAAACTACTTTTCCAAACACTTTCATATCATGATGTGACTGTACAATAATATCTTCGTATTTAGGATTAAGCGATACTAATCTAATTACATCATCATAAATATCAACTCGCTTGATATATCCAGCACCATCAACGATAACTAATGCGATAGTGCCGTCTGATACAGTATCTGTCTTTTTAATAAAAGCACATGAACCATCACGTATCATAGGCTCCATAGAATCACCATTAACTAACACGCAGTAATCGGCGCCTTTTGGTACTTTGTCAGCTTCAAATTCAACTTCTTCTTCATATATATCGTCAAATAACTCTTCTCCCACTACACCTGCAGCACTAGCGTGAATACGTTTAAGTTTGGTCATATGAACTATATTATTTACTTCGTCATTCTGTTCCTCTAATTGACCATGAGCATAGTTGAGGACGTTTTGTTGGCGAGGAGGTGTGAGTTTGATTAGTGTTGTAATTGATTCGGTAATTACTGAATCGTTTAAATCCATTATATTTTCAGGTTTGATATTCAAACCTTTACAAATTTTTATAATATTTTCTACTTTGGCGTTAAATACACCTCGTTCCAAAATAGAACGAACTGTTGTATAAGCTAACCCTATATCTTCTGAAAAAGCTTTTACTGAACCGGATTTCATTTCCATTAAATGTTTTAAATGCTTTTCTTTATCCATTTTGGTTACCTCATTTCTAAAATATATTTATATAATAACATGCGAAAAATCGTATATCAAGAGAAAGAAAATAAAAAAATACGAAAATTAGTATTGACTTGATACGAAAATTCGTATATAGTGTACTTGAGCACTTCAGCAGTGCTAATTTTTAAAATCTAAAATACGAAAATTCGTATAATTGGAGGAGGTACTATGTTGACCAATTTAGAAAAGGTCAGAAAACAGAATAAAGTATCTCTGGTAGATATCGCAGATTTATTGGAAGTTCGATATCAAACAGTATCAGATAAGATTAACGGTATTTCAGATTTCAAATTCGGAGAAGCGTTACTTATTAAAAATACTTTCTTTCCAGAGTATGAAATTGAATATCTGTTTTCAAGAGGAGAAGAAAAACAAAAACAACCAACTTAAGGAGGATAAAACAATGCAAGAATTACAAACATTCAATTTCGAAGAATTACCAGTAAGGACATTAACGGTAGACGATGAACCGTATTTTGTAGGTAAAGATGTAGCTGAGATTTTGGGATACAAAGATGTTTCGAGCACGGTTTCGAAAAATGTGGATTTAGAAGATAAAACCACATTGCTAATTCAGCAAGATGGTTCTAATTACAAATCTCGAACAACAGTAATTAACGAATCAGGATTGTACAGTTTAATATTTGCAGCAGCGCAACAAAGTGCTAATCCAGTAATTAAAGAGACGGCTAGAAAATTCAAACGGTTTGTTACATCTGAAGTTCTTCCTTCAATCAGACGTACAGGAACATATTCAGTTAACCCAACTATACAGGAGTTAGCTAATAATCCAGAGTTAGTCAAAATGTTGGTTGAACAAATTGCAAGACTAAACGATTCGACAAGTAATCAAAGTGAAGATTTAGCTTACTTGAAACGAGCTGTAACAGGAGAGTACGTGACACCACAAGACATCGTTGCTATTCAATATGCAATTACAAATAAAGCTGAGAAATTTGTAGAAGGTTTAGGTGTTCAACTTTCACTTGAAGATGTGTTGGCTGGCGATATTTACGAGATGGCGAGAGAGAACAAGCGTCAGGAACAACAAAAGAACTATCACATTGGTAAAGTTAAAAGCCGATTACTTGTACTAACTAAAAAGCACTTAGGCATGAAAGGCAACGCACCTAATAACCACATCAAACGAAAAGATGTAGATTTGGCAATTCAATTTATTAAAGATGTTAGACCATCGGCAATTGAAATATAGGAGGATAACTAATGACACCAAAACAAAAAGAAAAGTTAAACAATATTGTATTAACACTCCACACAGTTAAAGAAGACAAAAGCCAAACATATACACATAAAGATACTCTTGCTGTGACGTATGCAGGAGAGATTGAACACACTTACGAAGTCGACAGAGAGCAACACCTTGAATCAATGATCGAGTGGGCTATTGACCAAATCGAACAACACTTTGATTTAGATGAAGAAGAATAACCCACAATCGAACAACCAAATTAAGGAGGGCAAACAATGCAAGATGAAAACAAAAAAGTCATCTATTACTACTATGATGAAGCAGGTAATAGACGACCGTTAGACCTACAAGTAAATGAAGGTTATGACTTAATGACTCAAGAAATATTCATCGATAACACCTTAAAAAACCATCCATATTTAAAAAGTAACTTTTACGCTTTAGTTGATGGTACCGAGTTTAAGATAGATTGAATTTTTGAGAAAGATACTGAAAAGCCAATTTGCTCATCCTACCCACAATCGAACAATCAAATTAAGGAGGACAAACAATATGCAAGATTTAAAACCAATTAAAAAAGCAATCATTCTATATGCTGCTGTAACAGTTATAGAACAATTGCTTAATCGACCTAAGAATCTTTCAAATCTTTAAGAGTAGAATAATAAGATTTTAAAAACTCATTTATTTCTTTAGGAGAAACAGGGTTAAGACTAGGAGCGCCATTTTGCAACTTATGATTAGTGACCATATCAATGGTATCAATTGTTAGCTCAACCGCTAATTCCTTATCGGTTTTAGTCATAAAGTCAAACCTCTTTTCATAAGGAGATAAGAAAAGTATAGCACAACAAATATTAAATGGAGGATAACTAATGACTAAACAAACTATAGGTGAATTTAAAGGGTCAGACCTAAAATTCGAAATACCAAATAGACCTACTCAAGATGAGGAGGCAATGAAATTAATCGCTAAAGCAGCAGAGTGTCTTAAAGGCGAGGAAATCAACATGCGTCCATTAATTGAGTCGCCCATAAAAGAAATACGTATATCAGCATTATTCATGCAACTACAAAAGTTCTTATTAGACCACAAAGTAATTGAAGAAGAACGAAAGATGCTAGCTAGCATGCTCAATGCTTATTACAAAAAGTAGGAGGTGTCCTTTATGGTTCAAACAATACAAGTAACTGTACCAATTCCTGATGACCACATTATCATTTCTAAAGCTGAATATAAGGAACTTGTAGATAGTAGACCCGTCAATATGACATTGCAAGAAGTGGCGGATACGTTCCCTTGCAGCAAGCAATGGTTTACAGAAAACGTGTTAGCAAACGACTATTTCCGTCGTAAGATAGCAAAATTTTCAACTTTTCCAAATGAGGATGGCAAGGGGCATTATAAGTTTGATCGTCGAGAAATGATGAAGTTTCTAAAAGATTACAATACTCAAATTCACGAACATGTCAGATTTGAAAGGAGTAAAAAATGAAGTATTTAATATTGACATTAACGGTGATAACAAGCGGATTTTTTATCCACTTGATAACTGAAAATATTATTTACACAGCATTCTTCGGAATTTTATTAGGTTTAGCTGCTTACATGTTATTCCAAGAAAATGAAAAAAAGACTGAATGCTAGTTGCAGCTAGCAAACAGTCGGGAGTCGGAGTTTTTACATTAGATTCCGATTCCATTCTACCAAAAATGGAGGAAATTTCAAATGTATTACGAAATTGGACAAGAATTTTCTAAAACAATCACGATAGATGGATTCAAATTTTATATGTACGTAGCTAAAACTAAGTTTGGCGTCGACGTAACGATTCAAGATCGTGACGATAATACGGTAAGTGAAATCAAAATAAGTGATATATCTGGTATAGAAAGTGCTACTGACCTTTTAACGCAAGATGCGCGTACATGGATTGAAGATAACGTCGATGAGTACGACCACATTATGAATCAACTGTTAGGGGGATTTCGATGAGTAAAGTAGTTACTTACTTTTATAAACACAAAGATTTAGATATTTATGTAACGAACCGCCCTACTGACGCAAACCCTAACATCAAGTACTCAACAGATAAACGTGATGCACGTAAATTCGATGGAATGGAAAATGTGTTAATCGATACAACGACGCATGATGTTTACAAGCACACTCACACTGAAACAGATGAAATTGAGAGGGTGGAATTATAGATGGATGAACAACAAGATATTTTAGGGAAGCTAAGAATTAAAGATATTAGCGAAAGAAATGAAGATAAATATTATAAGTTTGCAATATATGGAAAGTTTGGAACAGGTAAAACAACGTTTTTAACTAAAGATAATAACGCACTTGTTTTAGATATAAATGAAGACGGAACGACAGTAACTGAAGATGGTGCTGTTGTTGAAATAAAAAACTATCAACATTTTATTTATGTGATCAAAGCATTACCTCAAGTTATAAAAGCGTTAAGAGATAAAGGTAAACAAATTGATATTGTTGTCATTGAAACATTGCAGAAACTTAGGGATATGACTATGGAAGATGTAATGAAAGGCTCTACTAAGAAGCCTACTTTTAATGACTGGGGAGAAGCTGCTAACCGAATAGTTAGCATGTATCGTTTAGTTGCTAAATTTCAAGAAGAATATAAATTTCATTTTGCAGTATCAGGCCATGAAGGTATTAATAAAGAAAAAAACGAAGATGGAGCAATTATAAATCCTATAGTCACATTAGAAGCTCAAGATCAGATACGTAAAGCGGTTTTATCTCAAAGTGATGTATTAGCACGTATGGTCATAGAAAATTTTGATGAAGGCGGAGAAAAGAAATACAGATATGTATTAAATGCAGAACCATCTGAAACATTTGAAACAAAAATTAGACACGCACCTTCAGTGACAATCAATGACAAAAAGTTTGTTAACCCAAGCATTAACGATGTAGTGCAAGCAATTAGAAACGGAAATTAATAAAAATTAAAAGGACGGTAATTAATTATGAAATTCAATTTAAATTTACAAGGCGCTCAAGAGTTAGGTAATTACATTCAACCAGGATCATACAGTGTGAAAGTTAAAGGTTTCGAGAACAAAGAAAGCAAAAATGGACACCCACAAATTGCAATTACCTTTACGCATAAAGAAGAAGGAGAATTCACTCATTATGCAAACGGTGATACTTCAAATGATTTTGCTAAAAACTGGTTGTATACATTTTTAAAAGGAGTTGGCATTCAAGATAATAATGGTCAATTCAGCTTCACTGACAAAGATATTATCGGAAAACCTATCAATATTGAATTAGAACGAAAGTACAACGAATATACAGATAAATGGAATACAGTATTAAAAAGATTTTGGAAGTTTGAAGGAACGCCAGTATACGAAAAAATTGGTATTAAAGAAAACGAAAAAAACGATTCAGATAATAAGGGTCAAGCACAAACAGGTAATGTATCCAACGGTGCAGTAACAAGTGATAATCCATTCGCAAATGCAAACGGACCAATTGATATTTCTGACGAAGATTTGCCCTTCTAGGTTGTGATTAAATGTCACAAATCGTTAAGTATCAAAAGAATCATAAAGGCACTTATACAGTGGTTGTTACTGATGTAGAGATACCTGAACAAGCTATCGAACTATTAGATTTAAACCAACCTATTGATGTTGATTGTACAGTGATAGATCCAAATTCTATCACTGGCAAACAGCGTCGTAAGATATTCGCCTTAGTCAAAGACATAGAAGAATATACAGGGCAGCCTATGGACTATATGAGGCATATGTTCATCGAGTATGTAAGAACCTACTACGGATATGACAATCCGATATCACTTAGCAACTGTACTCGAACACAAGCTTCGCAAATCATTGACATCACATTGGATTGGGTGTTTGAAAATGGAATAGCCCTTAGCTATAAGACGAGTGAATTGTTAAAGGGAGATAAATCAAAACTTTACTGGTCAACAGTAAATAGAAACTGTGTTATATGTGGTAAACCTCATTCAGATTTAGCACATAGGTATGCAGTAGGACGAGGGCGTGACAGAACTAAGATAAATCATTACGGCAATCAAGTATTAGCGCTATGCCGTGAACACCACACAGAACAACACAACATTGGAATGGATAGCTTTAACGATAAATATCACCTACACGACAGCTGGGTCGATGTGGATGAGCGACTTAATAAAATGTTGAAAGGAGAAAAGCCGTGAGTAAACTACTAATCGATGATTATCCGATACAAGTGTTACCTAAATTAGCTGAAGAAATAGGGCTAAATGAAGCGATAATCTTACAACAAATCCATTATTGGTTGAATAGCAGTAAGCATAATTACGATGGTAAGAAGTGGATATACAATTCTTACCCTAAATGGATAGAACAATTTCCGTTTTGGAGCGAAAGTACAATCAAACGAACTATCACAAGTTTAGAAAAACAAAATTTAGTACATGTAGGAAATTACAATAAGGCGGGGTTTGACAGAACTAAATGGTATTCAATAAATTATACAACGCTTAATAAATTGATGACCCGACCATCAGGTCAAAATGACCCGACGATGAGGTCAAATTGGCACGATGGAATAGGTCAAAATGACCCGACCAATACCATAGACTACACAGAGACTTCTTCAGAGACTAACAATAATAGCGCAACTGACGTTACGCAAGAGAGATTTGATGAATGGTGGAACTTATACAATAAAAAGATAGATAAGAAAAAAGCCTACAGCTTGTTTAAATCCACACTGAAAAAATATGACTTTGAAACTGTAATGAATGGTACACGTGAATATTTAAAAACAATTACAGACAAACAATATCAAAAGTACCCTAAAACATTTTTGGGGCAAGAAAGTTTCCTAAATAACTATGAAGATGAAATAAAACACACTAATAAAAGTAGTGGAGGCAATGTCCTTGATGAGCTTTTAAGGGAGGTATAAAAATGCCGATGACCAAACAAGAGGCGGTTACCATCCTAAAGATGATTGATGATGTATATATAATGGGATTCAGCAATAACAAAGCGAAAGCTGTAACTTGGATAAATATGTTGATAGATAAAGGGGATTACGAACCGACATTAAGAAAAACAAAATCTTACATCCAAAACAACAAATATAAACCTACAGTTGCTGATCTGATTGCATATAAACCTAAAGTATTTAATTATACGAAAATACCCGAAGAAGAAACAAAGGAATACCTTTTAAAAAACGATCCTGAATATCAAAAAGGTTTAGAAGAAGCGAGGGAACGTTGGCGTCGCATGAGGGAGGAGTTAGGCTTTGACACGGATAGATAGACTTGAGACTGAAAAAAGTCTAGTCTCCAACCTAATGCGTGATCCTCAACTGATAAGCAAACTGAAGTTGACGCCTGAAATGTTTGAGAACCAGTATACACGAAAGTTTATTGAGTATGTGCTAGATGTTGGCAAGGTTGACGTCAACGAAATTTATTACAAGTGTCGAAATGATAAAGACTTCATACCTACTAAAGTTTTATCTGAAATCTACAACTTTGACATTGCCGAAGTCTCATACTTCATGAATGATCAACTCAATTTATTAAATGAGTACGTTATAAACGAATCTGTTAACAAAGTGAATGAGTACTTACAACAACCAGATGAGCAAAATTTAAAAGTATTAACAGACGAGATAAACGCACTGCAAGAATTGAGTATCGAAAAAGCTAACCCTACCGATACGTTTTTAGAAGAAATTATGACGAATGTGTTGAGTGATAAACCTAGAGAGTTTATCAAGACGAAGTACAACAGTATTGACAACAAAATACTAGGGTTTGAGAAGTCACAACTCAATATATTAGCGGGTAGACCTTCAACTGGTAAAACGGCATTCGCTTTAAATATCATGTGGCGTATCGCACAACAAGGTTATCCGACTTCTTTCTTCAGTTTAGAAACTGGAGGGACGAACATAGTAGAACGCTTAATATCGATGATCACAAATATTCCATTAACTAAAATTAAGCAATCGGAAGGATTGTCTTTAGATGAAACAAATCAAATCATGGACGCTATTAATCAAATTAAACAACTATCCCACTTATCTATTCATGACGGTGCAGTCATCACGCCGAGGGATATTCGTGAGCAGGCAATGCAAGAGAGTGATAAACCACACGTTATATTCATTGACTACTTAACACTTATGAAATCTGATGTCCCGATGAAAGAAAGACGGTTAGAAGTTGAAAAGATTAGCCGTGATCTAAAAATAATCGCTAAAGAAACAGGGTGCGTCATTATTGCACTTGCTCAACTAAGCCGTGGGGTTGAATCTCGACAAGATAAACGTCCAATGATGAGCGATTTAAGAGAAACTGGCGGAATTGAGCAAGATGCACACTTCATCTTTATGCTTTATCGAGATGATTATTACGATAAAGATCTTGTAGATAACGAGACTGGAAAATCAGACATAGAAGTGAACGTTGTAAAAAATAAAGATGGCGAAACAGGTGTGATTCAAATGGAATTCTACAAAAAGAGTCAGAGGTTTTACTGATGACAATTGGAGAGATGCAAGACTTTTTAGGAGACCTCTACAGAGACACATATAAAGGCGATACGCTCATTCAAATCAATTTGGTACAAATGGGTTGGGCAATAGAAAGATTGCTTGATAGAGGGCAAATTACGCTGTTTGACGACTACGACAAAGTAAGTCACATCGTTTTTGATGAAATTAATTTTACGCAAAGGAGCAGACATGACAGAAGCTGAAATCCAGAAGCAAATAATTGAATCTTTAAATAATTCTGAATGTCAGGTATGGAGAGCTAACGCTGGAATGGTACGCGTAGGTAAGAGGACGTTGAAACTCTTACCGAAAGGCTTTCCTGACATATTCGGAGTAAGGCTGAAAGACGGTAAGTTTATAGCGATTGAGATTAAAAAGCCTACTGGCAAATTATCAAGTGAACAAATTGAATTTCAAGAGTGGGCCATGAAACACAAAATTGTATATGGCGTCGCATATTCAGTAGAAGACGCACTAAAAATCATAGAGGGGGATTAATATGCATACATTAGCATTACATCGTAACGGAGAGAAACCGACAATAACGTCTCATGATGAATTTGAGAAATCGAAAATGGAGCAAGCCTATCAAAGATATAAAACGAAAAGAAAAGAGAAACCATGGTTAACTACAGTACCACAATCGGTTAAGCCTAGCAGGGCGTACTATGATTTGTGCGACTTTGTAGGTGTGCCTAGAGAGATGCCGAAAAAGATTCATAAAATCAAACAAGAACCTCTACTTAAACTACCTGAAATACCTAATGACCGTTCGGCAGTACATGAATATAAAGGGCAAAAAATAACAACACTTCAACTTGCAGCATTAACAAAGACTAGTAAAACCACTATTCGCAAGAGATTAAACAGAGGTTGGTCAATAGAGAAAATTTTAAAAGTTAGTGGGTTGATCTAAATGAAACTAAAAATTCGTGATTTAAACATTGACGATAAAGTTTCGTTTTATGTGGATGAACAACGATATGAAGGTGTTGTTACAGAATTAATATATAACTTCAAAGGCAAAGAAATGGCACAGGTAGAGCTGGACAATGCATGGTATTACAACATTAAAGATGATGACGATTGGGAGGTTATTTATGACTAATAAAGATGTGGTTAATCAACCACCACACTACACATACGGCAACATTGAAGTGATTGATTATATCGAGCAGGTCACTAAAGACTACCCTGCAGAAATGGCGTTTGCGATAGGCAATGCAATTAAATATATCAGTAGAGCGCAACACAAAAATGGTAAGGAAGATTTGGCGAAAGCTCGTTGGTATCTACAAAGAGCGTTTGATAATTGGGAGGATAAGCGATGAAACAAGTTTATTTAGGCGGTGGCATGTTAGATCTAGGTGACCAAATGCGACGCGAATATGAAAAAGCAGAATTGACTAAATTAGGTTACAAAGTTTATGCGCCACAAGATGATAAAGATATTAATGATAAAGATAATGCAAATCAAGACAATTTAGCAGAACGAATTGTGGATAACGACACGCTAGGTATGACGACAAGTCAAATACTAATATTCGATTACCTACCACACAATCAAGGCACGATTTGCGAAATGGGATTTGTACAGTATATGCTTAAAGATTTATCAAGATTAAGTACGTCTATTTATGCAATGCCTAAAGTATATGTTCAATGTACAGATGTTAGACAAGGTACAGGTCATATATCTAAAGAACAGAATAGACAAGAGTTTTCAATTAATCAATATGTGTATGGCGTGATTTTAGAAATCACTGAAGGACGAGGTGTTCAGACGTTCGAGGAGATATTGGAGGACTTAAAACGTGAATAGTTTCCACTTATACAATGCAGCCGAAGAAAAAGTAATGATCGTACGGGAAACCGATGGAGGTTATAAAATGCGTGGTTTTCCACAATCACACTTCAGTCACATTGATGACTTCTTTACTTACGCAGAATTTAACGAATACAAGGCGATACACAATCTAATGTACGCAGAGGAGCTAGGCAGCCAGATTAGCGTATTTGATATGTAGGAGAAGGAGATGATGGAATGAGTGATTTTATTACATTAGAAAAAACCGATTGGTACAAAAAGTTAATTCAAGAATGTGACTCGTACAAACAAGAACGTGACACACTTATCGAAGATATTACCCGTTTACGTGCAGAGCGAGATGAGTATAAACGCAAACTAGACGAGGTGCTTAAGAATGGCGAAGATTGATTACAAACATATATGGCAGGACTGGAAACAAAGGCAGATGAGACTTTTTGTATCAATGTATGCAAACGCAAAAATAAGTGGCGAAAAAGAATTGATTCGAGAATGTAACTTAAAACGTGCAGAACTACTAGAAATGGATAAATACGACGGAACACAAGAATTCCATAATATCCTACACGACCTAAAAGAGAAAACTCAATGTCAAAAATGTGGTAGTGAAGATATAAAAATAGATGAGCTTGTAGAGGAAAATTCAGGTTGGAGATTAGGTTACGGTTACAAATGCAACACATGCGGACAAATTGGTATTTATTAATGAGGAGGACAAGTAAATGTTAAAACTTCCATTAATAGATACTAAATTTAGAATGCATTAACAAAGAGTAATGAAGAGTAATGAAGAGTAAATGAAGAGTAATGAAGAGTAAATGAAGAGTAAATGAAGAGTAACGAGGAGGACGAGTGAATGACTGCATGGACGCTTATACTTACTTTTGTTGTTTGTGTATTGACGGAGTATTTCCTCCATCATCGACTCAACAACAAGTACGTAGGTAGGATTTGTAGTTTGGTTTTTATGTTGATTGTGATGGTGCTATTCATCTCGGTTACTAAGTTTGAAGGAATAAAAGGATTAGCTTTTGTCACGGCAATTTTTATTGTAAATGCAATATACGAAATTAGAGTGCTTAATCTCACAAAGGAGGACAAATAAATGAATCAATTAATCGAAAAAGTTGAACAATGGAGCATTGATAAAGGATTAGATAAAGGCAATAGCTTTACGCAATATGCAAAAAGCGTTGAAGAAATGGGAGAAGTTGCAGGTGCTTTGTGTCGTAACCGCAGACACGATTTAAAGGACGGTATAGGCGATGTATTGGTTACCTTAATCATATTAGCCCAACAGAATAATATGACGATTCAGGAGTGTTTAGAGCAAGCATATGGAGAGATTAAAGACAGAACAGGAGAAATGTCGGAAGACGGAAGTTTCATCAAATCCGACGACTTGTAGTAAAGACGTACTACAACGAATCAAGGAGTTACTTAATAAGGAGTGATAGTGTGGACGATAAGATACTAAGTTATTTAGATAAAGTTGGAGAAAAAATAAGTGGTGTTGCCGAAAAGGGATTTGATGTTTATATACACGGTGTGTTTGTAACAAGTTTGATTTATAGCATTATAGGTGTAGTGCTTGTAATATTGACCATTGCCGCTATGTATATCGCGTTGAGATTAAATAACAGCGAAGAGAAGAATGATTTTAAAGAGAACCTTCAAATTCCTATATTTATAATTAGCCCCATGACAATTGTAGTAGGATTTGCTTTTATTATAGCTAATATCGTTGGAGTATTTGCACCTGATTATATAGCACTTAAACAAATCGTCGAAGGAGTGATCAAATGAAAATGGTAGAGACAAAATTTATTATTGAGGTTAACAAAGGGATTTATTTGAAAATTAACTATTCACAGCGTGGTTTTACTTTTACAGATAACCCAAACGATGCTTCTTACTTTGTTCTAGCAGAAATTGACAGTGCTAAAGAATACGCAGAAAAATGTGGTGGTAAAGTAAAACGTTTAACAGCAACTTATGAGGTGGAGTGATTATATGAAATATTTAAGAGTGGTATTACACACATTGGTAACAATTCTGATTTACGAGGGTGCTAAGGCACTAATGAATGATATGTTGGAGGATAAGTGATGGAAGTAGGTAAAGCTTTTAATAAAAACGAATTTCCAATGGTTTATTCGACAAAAATAATAGTAGAGGAAGTAGCTCGAAAAATAAGAAATGGAAAGCATATAACTTTAAGAGAGGTTTATGTATTAACATATCTTGAATCTATCTTAACTGATAATGCTAGTTCTGGCTTACTAATGAAGATTGATAATTTATTAGATAATTATAAGGAGGACGACTAATGCACATATTAGTCATATTACTGTCACTTTTATCAATCGTATTACTCATTCACAACACAATTTTACAGAAGAAAAACGAAATACTTAATTATGCAGTAAGCGTTCTTGCTGGTCACGTGTTTGAAGAGAGTGGAGAAGAATACGTTAAGAAGTTAATGAAGTAGGAGGACAAATATGAATATCAAAAAGAAAAAACACACAAACGTTGGTGGATTAGTAGATAAACCGGATTTTGATCACATAGAAACAACAGAACTGGATATTGAAGAGTTTTTAAACAGATTTAAAAAAGGAGGTAACGAAATGATTAAAAAAGCTACAGAGAAACCAAGAGAAGTAGAATATATTGAGTTTAATAGATATGAGAATTTTGAAGAAGTATGTGAATTTATAGGTTATCATTTTACAGGAGTTGAACTAATTGTTAATAGACACGGGGAAGAAGTGATTAAAACAGATGAAGGAACTTATGGTACAGGTACTATCTTCTATCGTTATATAGATGCATATACAAACAAACCTAAATACGGTGCAATGTCAAAAGATAAATTCTTTCGTATTTATGGATAGGAGGTAACGCATGAAGTTAGGCAAAGCAGATATACCTAAGCTTGAGGAATACTGGAATAACTACAGGAATGTTAAAGGTCAGTTGGCTTATCGTCGGTACGAGTTATTATATCAACCGCAAGACACTAATAACGGTGGTGGTAAATCTAATTTGCCAGGCAGACCAGTAGAGCAAGAAGTGGTTAGGTTATACGAAGATAATAAGTATCGTAATTTATCAGAAGTCGTTACTGCTATCAATGATGTGTACAATCAAGCAACACCTGAACAGAAGTTTATAATTGAACATCGTTATTGGGAAAAGGACTTAACGATATACGAATGGCAAGACATAGCTCATGAACTTACTAAGTTACGTGACGATGACAAGATTATCAGTCGTGATGCGGTATTAAGATTGCGTAATAAAATAATGAGAGATACAGCAAAGCGAATCGGTTGGATTAGTTTCGATTAAAACACAACCGCACTTCCGACATACTGTAAGTGCGCTTTATATTATTATATTATGTTAGTGTGCCAGTAAGGCATAAACGTTCGGCTCATACTATATTATATGCGTTCGGGTCTTATCCCTTTACCCGGACGCTTTCCCTTGTATATTGATGTGGCATATAAATGTGACATGAGTATACAACTCAAATAATATCACTAGGCACTGTTAACCGCAGTGTCTTTTTATTTTGATGAGGCGGTTTATATTCTATGAAACATATAGATTATAAAGATGTTAATGATAGAAAGAGATTCTATAAGACATCGGATTGGAAACGATTAAGAAAACAACGGCTAATCACTGATAATTATGAATGTCAGTGGTGTAAAGAAAAAGGTAGAGTAGTCACAAATAAAGATACCAAACTTATTGTACATCATATAGAAGAAGTCAAAGATAGACCTGACTTAGCATTGGATATCGATAATTTAGTAACGGTTTGTTTTGAGTGTCACGAAGAACATCACGATAGAAATATTTATAAAAAGAAAGAAACTAAATGGTCAAATGATGAATGGTGGTAAAGTATAAAAAAATAATAATACCCCCCCCACTGAAATATTTTGAGATAAATTAAAAACCTGGGGAACGGGGCGGGGAATCTTCTCTCGACATTTATTGTGAATTTTCCACATATGACCCCTCCTAGATAAACTGAAATGAGGTGATATTGCGATGGAACGTAACGAAGAACAAATTAAACAACATGAAGCTCGTGTAAAAAAAGAAAAACAACGACTGGATAAAATATTTAAATCTATACCTGATGATAAAAAACGGGTAGCGCAAGGTTTAATTGTTCAAGCTGCGCGAATGCGTATATTGTTAGATGATGCATGGGTGGATATTCAGGAAAAAGGTGATTATGAGTTATTTACTCAATCTGAGAATGCTCCTCCATATGAAAGGGAAAGACCTATTGCTAAACTTTTCAACTCACGAGATGCGGCTTATCAAAAAATAATTATGCAATTATCCAAACTACTCCCAGAAGAAATAGATGTTGTGGTTGATAAAGAGACTGGCAATTTAAGGAGTTTGTTGAATGGAAATAAATAAACATGTTAAATGGTACATCGACAAGTATAAGCATGGTGAAATTAGACTTAATAGCGATAGGATAAAACTTATTGATCATTTAGAAAATAATGTCTTATATAGAGATGATTTGTATTTTGATAATGAGCAAATCGAATTGTGTATTGCTTTTATTGAAAGGTTTTACTTTAAATTACAGCCTTTTCAAAAATTCCTAATTGCATTTGTATTTCTCTTTGATGAGGAAGATGAACTTTATTTCGAACAATTCTTTTGGCTTGTTGCACGTGGTGCTGGTAAAAACGGTCTAATAAGTGGATTATCGACATATTTCATTAGTGAATTGCATGGTATCGATAACTATGACGGAACAGTCGTTGCGAACACAGAAAAACAAGCTAAAACGTCATTTGAAGAAATGCATAGAATGATAATAAAACATGGTTTATACGAGGGTAAGATAAACGATGTAGAAGGTGAAGGTGTATTCGATCTTACAAAACTGAGAATCACATCTACAAAAACTCAAAGTAAATTTGAATATGCAACAAGTAATGCTGGTAGTAAAGATGGGGGACGTGAAGGTTTTATTATTTATGATGAGGTTCATAGATATGAGAACAATGATATTGTGGACGTATTCTCTAGTGGATTAGGTAAAGTTAAGCACCCTAGGGAATTTTTTATTGGTACAGATGGATTTGTTCGAGAGGGGTTCTTAGACAAAATGAAGGAGCGTTCGAAAGAAATATTGGAAGGACGTGCAAATGATGACCGTTTGTTTCCGTTTATCTGTCGTTTAGATCATAAAGATGAAAAAGATGACCCTTCAACATGGTCAAAAGCAAATCCTATGTTTGAAGAGCCTATGAGCGACTATGGAAAGCGTCTTTATCGTAAAGTATTAAATCAATATCATGATTTAAAACATAGTCCTAGCGGTTATGAAAACTTTATGACTAAACGTATGAACCTTCCCGAAGAAGATTCAAGTAAAATTGTAGCGTCACGTGATGATGTATTAGCAACAAGTCGAGATATACCCCCACTTAAAAATAAAACTGCCATTGGTGGGGTGGATTACGCAAGTATTAAAGATTTTGCTGCAGTAGGTCTACTTTTCAAACAAGGAGAAGACGTTGTTTGGTTATCCCACTCGTTCGCTAGAAAAGAATATTTAGATCAAGCACAATTAAAGCCTCCAATAAAGGAATGGGAACGTAGAGGGCATCTTACGATAGTAGATGAACCATCAATTAACCCTGCGCACATAGTGAATTGGTTTATAAAAATGCGCAAAAAATATGCTATTCAAAAAGTTGTAGCAGATAATTTCCGTATGGATTTAATGCGACCTTTATTTGAAGAAGCTGGATTTGAGATTGAAGTGTTACGAAATCCAAGAGGCGTGCATAGTAAACTAGCACCACGTATAGAAACATTATTTGCCAACCATAGAATTATATTTGGAGATAATCCTTTAATGCGTTGGTATACGAACAATGTTGCGGTACAAGTAAAAAAAGATGGTAATAAAGAATTTATCAAAAAAGATGAACATAGACGTAAAACCGACGGTTTCCATGCTTTTTTACACGCTTTATACAGTATAGATGAAATACAAGAAATCGATTTAGATAAAGCATTCGACTTGTTAGATCAACTAAATTTCTAGTAACAAAGGAGGTGGTTAATTGGGCTTTTTAGATGCAGTGTTTAAACATAATTTAGAATTGAGAGATATGCTTGACTTGGATTTAGCTAACGACCCCGCAAACCGTTCATACTTAAAGAGAATGGCGCTTGAGACATCAATTAATTTTATCGCTAGAACATTTAGTCAATCAGAATTTTGGGTTAAAGATGGGCGAGAATTAAAAAGAGATAAGTTGTATTATAAGTTGAATGTTAGACCTAACACAGATTCAAGTGCATCAGACTTCTGGCATAAGGTTATTTATAAGCTTGTTTATGACAATGAAGTTTTAATTATTAAAACGGATACAGACGATTTGTTGATAGCTGATGATTTTTACAGAGAAGAATTTGCGGTTTACGAAGATGTTTTTAAAGATGTTGTAGTCAAAGATTTTAAATTTGAACGTTCATTTAAGATGAACGAAGTCATTTATTTGAATTATAACAATGATAAATTACAACGTTTTGTAGAAAGTTTATTTGCAGACTATGGAGAACTTTTCGGACGCATGATGGATACACAGCTTCGTAAAAATCAAATTAGAGGTATTGTTAGCGTCGATTCTGGCGGTGGAAATATCGATGATATAAAAATGACAAGATTGCAAAAATATATTGATAAAATTTATAGTCAATTTAAGAATAATGGTGTTGCGCTCGTGCCTCAAGTGCCAGGATTTGAATATAAAGAACTGTCAAAAGATAGCACAACTGGTAACGATAATGGCGGAGAGAATTTACAAAAAGTCAAACGCATGATTATTGATGATGTTGCGAAAATTGTAGGGATACCATCGAATTTGATTCATGGGGACGTCGCAGATTTAAGTAATGCTATGACTGCATATATAGATTTTTGTATTAATCCTTTAATCGCAAAAATCGAAGATGAACTGAATAGTAAATTCTTTACTGAAAATGAATTTATAAGTGGTAAACGTATTAAAGTTGTCGGTATTAACGCAGTGGATCCAATTAAGAACGCTGAAAAAGTAGATAAATTAATATCATCAAGCGCAGCCAAACAAAATGAAGTTCGTGAAATGCTCGGTCTTGCACCTGTCGATGGTGGAGACCGTTTTATTTTGACGAAAAACTATCAAACGGAAGATGACTTGAAAGGGGGTGAGGATGAACATGAAGACGAAACAAGAGTTAATGAAAGCAACGTCTAAATATGCTTTTAAAAATGAAGTGAAAGACGATAAGGTCGTTCTCACTCTTAGCGGCCCCGTTGCACAAACCTCAATTTTTGCAGATGAAACTATTAATAGTCGGGATATTGCAGAATCTTTAGACGGTGTAGACAAAGACGTTTTAATTCGTTTAAACAGTCCTGGTGGCGACGCTTTTCAAGGTATTGAAATTTATAACTATTTAAAGAATCATTCATCACATATCACTATTGAAGTCACTGCCTTAGCTGCAAGCGCGGCCTCTATTATTGCGATGGCGGCAGATGAACTTGTTATGAGCAAAGGCGCTTCACTAATGATTCATGAGGCTGCAACAATTGCAATTGGTAATAAAGCAGATGTTAAAAAGACATTGAACGCTTTAGAAACCGTGGATGCATCGATTGTAGAAGTCTACAAGGATAAAACAGGACTTGATGAAAACGAAATTGAACAACTTATGACCGCTGAAACTTGGTTTACATCAAAAGATGCTGTAGAAAAAGGTTTTGCAGATAAATTGAAAGATACGGTTGAAACACCTAAAGAAACTCAAGAAGATGTGGAAAACAATAGTGAAATGATGACAATAAAGAATGAAATCGAGGGATTGAAAATTCAATTGTCCAATTTAGAAAACAGTAATAATAAACCAAAGAAAAAACGTTATCTATAGGAGGAAAAATTATGACAATGAAATTTAAAGATTCGATCAACAAAGATGTTGAGAATTTAAAGAATGAATATTTCGAGGCAGTACGAAATGATGCTGACCCTGAAACGATTGAAAATAAATATGCGGAATACATGGCTGCTTTCTCTTCTAATTTGCAAAGTGAAGTATTAAAAGAAGCTCGCGAAGAAGTTTATAACACTTCGACAGATAAGCAAGTGCGCATGAATCGTGGAGAAAACATTCTTACTGCTGAAGAATCACGTTTCTTTACTAATTTAGTAGAAGATGACGCAAACTTAGATACTTACAAAGAAGAAGTTATCTTACCTGAATCTACAGTATTACGTGTGTTTGAAGACATGCAAAAAGCACGACCTTTATTATCTAAAATTAATTTTCAAATCGCTGGAATTAAAACACGTCTAATCGTCGGTGATCCTAAAGGTGCTGCAGTTTGGGGGGAAGTATTCGGTAAGATTCAAGGACAAATTCAAGCGAATTTTAAAGAATTAAACTTCTCACAAAATAAATTAACTGCATTTGCGATTGTGCCTAAAGATATGTTGGAGTTTGGTCCAGAATGGATTGAACGTTATGTTCGCTTACAATTAGCGGAAGCGATGGCTCTTAAATTAGAAGAAGGTATCGTAAAAGGTAATGGCGCTGCATCAAATCAACCATATGGATTAACAAAAGATTTAACGTATGATTCAGATGGTGTAACAGTAACAGGTGCTAAAGAAAAGACTTCATCAGGTACGCTCACATTCGCAGATGCACAAACAACTGCAAATGAATTAGCACAAGCGCTTACGACACTTTCAACTAAAGAGAATGGAGCGCAAGTAGATGTTAGTACAGGTGTAACGCTTTTAGTTAACCCAGCAGACCAATTCTACGTAAAAGCGCAAAACACTATGCAAACAGTAAACGGCGCTTGGGTGACGTCGTTACCATTCAATGTAGATGTTGTAGCATCAGAGTTTGTAGACCCTGATAAAGCTATTTTTGTTGTAGGAAGTCGTTATTATGCAGTACAAACCGGTTCAGTAACTATCAAGTCATATGATCAAACACTCGCATTAGAAGATGCTGATGTGTTTATCGCAAAACAGTTTGCGCATGGTATGCCGGACGACAACAAAGTTGCGTTGGTTTATGACTTGAATATCGCTGCAAAACCATCTGGTGACTCTGTATCGTCCGATGTAGGTGCATAATTGAAAGGGGTGGTTAAATGATCACTCAAAATCATGTTGAAGAAATGAAGCGACGATTAAAAATATTTCATACGTTCGAAAATGAACATATACAATCATTGCTCGAACAATCTTATGAGGATATTAAACATCGTTGCCAAGAGTTTGATATGAATGAGAATAAACGTGGTTCTGAACTTGTTTATGAGCGTACAAGGTATGCTTATAATGATAGTTTAGAATTTTTTCATGAGAACTTTTTAGGACAAATCACCTCTTTCGCGTTAGAAAACATGAAGGAGGTTGATTATGAACAAGAATTATAAACCACCTAAAATAAGTAGCGGCGACTTACGAGTTCCCGTTACTTTTTTTCGTATGGTGGAAAATGATGGCCCTTTCCCTGGAAGCAAAAAGAAAGAAGAAGCATTTACGACCCTTTGTGAAGTTTATGAAAGTTCTACAAAAGATTTAGAAAAAACAAATGGTATAACTGGCGCTCATAAAATCACTATTAATTTTAGAAATCCACATGCTGATTATCAAATCAATCATTCAGACACGTTCGAACTCGTTTATGGTTTATACGAAAATTCAACCTTTAAAGTAATTGACTTTGCGCCTAATTCAAGTAATAAAGAAATGATTAAGGTAGTAGGTGTAGCAAATGGCGATTAAATTAAAAGGTATGAAAGAGTTGAAAAGTGAACTTGAAAGTAGATATGGTAAAGCGAAAATGAAACATATAGTGGATGAAGCTTTAGTTGCTGGTGGTCTTGTAATCGTGCAAAAAATCAAAAGTAACTTTGAAAGCTTTAAAGACACAGGAGCTAGTAAAGCTGAAGTGAAGTTATCTAAACCCTTCACTTTAAATGGTGTTCGGACTATTAAAATACATTGGAAAGGTCCTAAAGAACGCTACAGAATTATTCATTTAAATGAATTTGGCACAATTAAGAACCCTAACCCACGTGGTAAAGGGGCTGTAGAAAGAGCTTTAAGAAGTGGACAAGAAGCTTATTACCAAGCTATTAAACAAAGGTTAAAAAGGGGTTGATATGATTGAAAGATATTTTAATGGATATTTTTAACGTGCTTATTAAAGATACATTAGTACAAAAATATGTTGGCAATCGTATTAAGTTTTATGAATACCCCGAACCATCTGATATGACAAAACCTTATATTGTGATGAGTGAAATTGATGACACACTACCTGTAGAATATGCAGACAATGACAATATGGCTTTAAGCTATCTTGTACAAATTGATGTGTTTGTACCTGAATCTGAGGAGTATCAAGCATATTTTGTTAGGAATAAAGTCAGTTATCACATTTCGCGATTAATGAAAGAACAATTGAAAATGGAAAACACATCAAATGCAAAACCGGAATACGACGAAGAATTAAAAATGTACAGGTCCGCTCGAAGATACGAGGGGACCTTTTATCGTTCTGAATTAAATTTATAGGAGGAATTACTAATGGCAAAAAAATATAATTCATTTACAGGTATTACAGGATTTTACTATATGCCTTTGAATACAGAAGAAGTTTCAGGTGTAACTGACCCTGAACGTATTAAGTATTTACAAGAAGTTCAAGTTTCAAAGGAACAATCTATTGAGAAAGCATACGGGGACAACAGTGTGGCGGAATTAGCAGTGTCTAATGGTACCGTTGAATTAGAGTCTACATTCCACCACTTACCGATTGAAGATAGAGAAGTATTATTCGGTTTAGATAAATCTGATGATGGTGTGATCGGTGTAGGTAATAATACACCGCCATATGTAGCAGTTATTTTCGAAAAAACAACAGAAACTGGAGCGTCTGAATATGTTGGGTTGCTTAAAGGTATGTTCACATTCCCTGAAGTTTCTGGTCAAACTAAAGAAGATGGTGTTGAATTCTCTCAAGACCAATCTACAGCTGAATTCATGCCTGCTGAAGTTGAAGGCTTTGATAAAGAACAAACCATGCTTTTAGGTCGTGATGAAAAAGGTGTTACTGTAATGCGTGATGCGATTTGGCAAAAAGTATTCGGTAAACCACACCCTAATGCGAGTGTTTCCGAGGAACCAAGTTCATCTGACCTTGGCGCATAATTCAAAGGAGGAATTCGTTAATGGCTAAATATGAAGTGTTAAAAACTTTTAAAGATTTGCAAGATAACGATAAATTGTATGAAAAAGGCAAGACATTTCCACGTCCTGCGAACAAAAAAATTGACGAAGAACGTATTCTTGAGCTTTCTTCAAGCGACAATCGTCAACGCAAACCATTGATTAAAAAGATTGAAGACTAATTTCGAGGGCATATAGCCCTCTTTTTATTTGCAAATAAAAACTTAAAGGAGATTTAAACAATGAGTAAAAAAATCAATTTCATTAAATTAGTAGTATTAGATAAAGAAGGCAATGCTAAAGAGGATAAAAACGGAAATTTCGAGGTTGAAACACATTTTACACCTAACTTTATTCCGTTCCGTAAAATCTATGAAGCGACTGACATTATGGAAGGTACATCTGAAGATGGAAGTGAATTAACAGAAAAAGAAATGTTTAAACGTATGACTGATTTTGTTGTTGATGTATATAACAACCAATTCACAAGTGATGATTTATTAGATCGTTTACATGCACCTGATGCAATTGAAGAAATTCAATCACAAGTACAATTCATCGCACAAGGTCAAATGGATGAAGCGAGAAAAAAGCAGTTAGCGAAGATGATATAAATAATAAAGTGATTACATGGTCAGAACATAAGCAAAATTTAAAAAAAGTAGCATATGACATGATGAAAGAGGGCGGAAAAGATATCAACGATATCTTGGACATGCCCTTTTCTTTTTTTATGGATGTTATTGAAGATGGTAGGAAACCTATCAAATCAGTCGATAAAAAAGACAGCATGTTAGACGCATTCACCAATTTATAAATAAGGAGGTGGAAGTATGGCAGAAAGAATTAAAGGTTTGCAGATTGACCTATCTATGCAAGATATGGGTATTGGCTCGACATTAGCTGGCATTAGGCGCAGCTTTAGACAATTGAATTCTGACTTGAAATTATCGAGTAACAACTTTAAATACTCAGAAAAGTCTATGACAAGTTATAAAAATAGAATTCGTGAGTTAGATGCTGCGACAAAGCAACAGAGGAATAATGTTAAAGAACTGCGTAATCAATATATGCAAACTGCGAAAGAGCAAGGTGCAAATAGCGCAAAAGCGGTTAGATTAAGAACTGAATATAATAAACAAGCTGATACATTAAATAGACTCGAACACGAGCTGGACCAAACTGTAGATGGTTTCAAAAGATTCCAAAAAGAAGCACAAGAAGCAGCAAGAATCTCTAATAGTAGTTTTGGTCGTTTAGGTCAAAAATTTACCGATATAGGACCCAAACTTACTAGCGTTGGAGCAACAATGAAAAGTGTTGGTCGTTCCATGTCTATGTATGTGACGGCACCAGTAGTAGCTGGTTTTGGTCTAGCGGCTAAGAAAAGCATAGATTTTGATGACTCAATGCGTAAGGTAAAAGCAACATCTGGCGCAACTAGTGGAGAGTTTCAACAATTAAGAGATAAAGCACTAGAAATGGGAGCTAAAACTAAGTTTAGTGCATCCGAATCAGCAGAAGCATTAAATTTTATGGCCTTGGCCGGCTGGGATACCAAAGATATGCTAGGCGGTATCGATGGAGTCATGCAATTAGCGGCTGCATCAGGTGAAGATTTAGGTGCAGTAAGTGACATCGTTACTGACTCGTTAACAGCATTTGGTATGAAAGCGAAAGATAGTGGACGATTTGCAGATGTATTAGCACAGACAAGTTCTAAAGCTAATACTGATGTACGTGGTTTAGGCGAAGCGTTCAAATATGCTGCTCCAGTTGCAGGCGCGTTGGGATATACTGTGGAAGATACATCCATAGCTATTGGTTTAATGTCCAATGCTGGGATAAAAGGTGAAAAAGCCGGTACAGCATTACGTACAATGTTCACTAACTTATCCAAACCAACAAAAGCTATGAAAGATAAAATGGAAGAGTTAGGTATATCTATAACAGACAGTAACGGTAAAATGCTACCTATGCGAGATGTAATGGGGCAGTTGCGTGATAAATTTAAAGGTTTATCAAAAGACCAACAAGCAAGTGCGGCGGCTACCATATTCGGCAAAGAAGCAATGAGTGGAGCGTTAGCAATCATTAATGCGTCTGACGAAGATTATAAAAAGTTAACTAAATCAATAGATAACTCAACAGGTGCTTCTAAACGTATGAGTGACGAGATGGAAGGTGGCATCGGAGGTTCTATCCGTAAAATGAAGTCAGCTATCGAATCAATGGCGATTAGTATAGGTGATGTTCTAGCACCTCATATACGTAAAGCTGCTGATTTTCTTGCAATGCTAGCGGATAAATTCACGAGTATGCCTGGTTGGGTGAAAACCGGAGTAGTAGGATTAGGTATATTCGCTGCAGCTTTAGGCCCTTTAATTTTAACCACAGGAGCATTTACCGCAGCATTGGGAAGTATTATGACCACAATAGGTCCTGTGATGACAGGTATCACAAAAGCAGGCGGTTTAATGAATTTTCTAGGTACTAAAGCACCATTTGCGGCTAAAGGTTTAACTTTAGTAGGCGGGGCATTTAAATTCATGCTTGGTCCGGTAGGATTAGCAATTGCAGCAGTATTTGCTATAGGTACGGCGTTTGTAGTAGCTTATAAAAAATCCGAGACATTTAGAAATATTGTTCATGTAGTCATTGATCCGGTCGTGAATGCATTCAAAAACCTTTGGAATACAGCTAAAGTAGTGTTCAGTGCATTAAAAAACCTACTTTCCGGAAATACACTACCAACTGTGGATTTACTTTCAAAAATTATGCCTAAAGCTACCGCAATTAAAGTAACAACAACATTAATGCAAATCAGACAAGCGTTTATAGATGTATTTAATGCGATTTGGCAATTCGGCCAGGATATAGGACTCAAGTTAGGTCAGTTCTGGAGTCAAAATGGCGCTACTATCATGCAGGCTTTAACTAATATCTGGAATACGATTATTACAGTATTCACTGAAGTTAAAAACTTTTTATGGCCGATACTACAAGAATTAGGCGGCGTTGTAAAAACAGTGTTTATGAATGTGATTGTTCCTGCAGTCAAAATAGGTATGCAAATTATCTGGGGAGTCATGAAGTTTTTATGGCCGCTAATAAAAACTTTGATTGTAGACACATGGAATAATATCAAAGGTATTATTAATGGGGCTTTAGACGTTATTTTAGGTATCGTTAAAGTATTTAGTGGCCTATTTACTGGTCAATGGGGTCAGGTATGGTCCGGTGTCAAACAAATTTTCAGCGGTGCGTTGACATTGATTTGGAACCTTGTTCAATTATGGTTTATTGGCAAAATATTAAAGGTTGTCAAACTGTTTGGTGGATTTTTCAAAAGTACAATAAGCTGGGCGTTTAATGGTGTTAAAAGCATTATAGGCAACGTACTTAAGTTTATATGGTCGATTGTCAGCTCTACATTCAAACGTATTTTTTCAATCACAAAAAGCATTTTTACATCTGTTTTTAATTTCGTTAAATCTATTTGGTCTAGTATCAGAAACACCGTTTCTTCAATCGTTAGATCTTTATGGACGCGTGTAAAAGGGACTTGGAATAGTTTATATAGCGGTACTAAAAATATATTTAGTAGAATTAAATCATGGCTGACAAGTATTTGGAATACTATCAAGGCTACAGTTACAAGAGTGGTTTCAAAATTATGGTCAAGTGTTAAAAATACATGGAATAAATTGTGGTCTGGTACAAGAAGTATATTTAACAGGGTGAAATTATGGTTAAGTAATGTTTGGAATTCAATAAGAAATACCATCACACGTGTAGCATCTAACTTATGGTCAAGAGTTAAAGGGACGTGGCAAAAACTTTGGAATGGAACTCGATATATCTTTAACAAAGTGAAAAGTTGGATGACGAACGTTTGGAATTCAATTAAAAATTCCGTAACTGGTATCGCTTCAAAATTATGGGGGGCGGTACGACGGACGTTCACAAATATGAAAAATGGTTTGCGTAATACCATAGACAAAATTAAAGGCCACATCGGTGGAATGGTTGGTGCAATTAAGAAAGGTTTAAATGGACTTATCAAAGGACTTAACTGGGTAGGTTCAAAATTAAGCTTGCCTAAAATACCGACACTGTCTACAGGGACACAAAAAATTAACCGCCATATTACCACTACATCAGACGGCCGTTTAAAACAAGGGACAATGGCAGTTGTGGGAGATAAAGGTCCTGGTAACGGCAGAGGTATTGATGGTCGTCGCGAATTAATTCAATACCCTAACGGACGCACTGCGTTAACACCTGCAAAAGATACCACTACATTCTTACCTAAAGGGTCACGTGTGATTAGCGGCGGAATGCGACAACAGATGTTATCCACTGGGACGTTGCCTAGATTCAATGGCGGTTCATGGTTCGGTAAAGCTAGTAATTGGCTTTCTGACAAAGCAAATTTCATCGGAGGAAAAGTCAAAGATGTAGGTAAATGGTTGTCTGGTAAAATCGGCGACGTTATGGATTATATGGATAATCCGGGCAAATTATTAGATAAGGTATTAGGTGGATTAGGAATCAATTTTAATAGTCTTACAAAAGGCATGGGCATTGTAGGAGATATTACAAGAGCTGCGTGGAAAAATATCAAAAAAGCTGCGATCAAATGGATTGAAGATGGTTTTTCTGAATCAGGAGATGGCGGAGTTTTAGATATGAGCAAGTTACGTTACCTATATGGTCATACAGCCGCGTATACACGTGAAACAGGACGACCATTCCACGAAGGTTTAGACTTTGATTATATTTATGAACCCGTCCCTTCCACTATTGACGGTACAGCTAGAGTCATGCCTTTTATGGACGGTGGATATGGAAATTGGGTAAAAATTGTCAAAGGCGCTTTAGAGGTAATTTACGCGCACTTATCGAAACATAAACTTAAAACAGGGCAAAAAGTAAGAGTTGGACAAACTGTTGGTATATCAGGTAACACTGGTTTTAGTACAGGGCCACATTTGCACTATGAAATGAGACGTAATGGACGTCATTTCAATCCATTACCTTGGCTTAAGAAAAACAATGGTAGCGGTAAAGGCAAAGGTGGTTGGGCTGGTAATATTAGACGTGCAGCTAGCCGAATGAAAGTTAGAGTATCAAACAGTGATGTACAAGACATATTAAAACTTATACAAACTGAATCAGGTGGACGTGAAAGTATTGTTCAACAAATTGTTGACAGAAATACAGGTGCTAACCGTGCACGAGGGTTACTACAATATACACCAGGTACATTTGCTGCTTATAGTGTTAAAGGTGCAGGTAACATTATGAGCGGTATGCATCAATTGCTTGCATTCTTCAATAATAGCAATTGGCGTCGAGATTTATCCGCTTGGAAAAGTCGTATGTCTCGTGGTATCACAGGTTGGGGGCCTTCAGGTTCAAGACGTTTCGCTACTGGAGGCCTCATCAAAAACGCTGGTTGGTACAACATTGCAGAAGGTGGTTATCCTGAATGGGTAATTCCAACTGATCCATCACGACGCAGTGACGCTATGAAGTTGTTAGCGCTTGCTGCACAAGATATCAATCGTGGCAAACAATCAGGTAATAAACGTCCTGGTCAATTACCAAATGTAAATCGCGGTGGTGCAGACAACACAGAATTATTACTTCAAATGATTGAAAATCAACAACAACAAATCAATGTGTTAATGCAAATTGCAAGAAGTAATCAAACTGTTGCTGAAAAAGACTTCCAACCAACAATTAACAAACAAGACTTTGTGAATGAAGTTAGCGAAGCTATGAAATTTAATAATAGATTAAATGCAAGACATGCAAGTTTTAAACCTGCATTTTAAGGAGGGTATTCAACCAAAATGAATGACACAATTGAAGTCAACGGTATAACGTTACCATGGTTGTTTGTGGAAAGAGGGTTTCAAATACCCTCTTTTAATTTTGATATAAAAACCGAGGAAGTACCCGGTAGAGATGGAGCAGTATATCAAGGTAGACAGTTGAAGCAATATGAATTTGAAGTGCCGTTATTCATTCACAATGATTATTTGTCATCAGAGGGTGTCAAGACGCACGATGAAATATTGAATCGATTAGTTAAATTCTTTGATTATGATAAAACGGTTAAATTGAAGTTTAAATCTCAACAATGGTATTGGAATGCTTATTTCAAAGGTCCTATTGAGCTAAAAAAAGAAACAAATCAAGGAATTAATACTTTCAAAATAAATGTGGTGCTTGTAGACCCTTATAAATATGAAGACAAAGAGTATCAGACACCTGCCTACTCAGATCAAATTGCAGTGAATAACACAGGAACAGCAAAAACTTATCCTATTATACAAGCTACAGCACTTAAAGATAGCACGTCATTTACAATCACTAAAAATGATGAAGACTACTTTATGATTGGAGAAGACGATGCATTTAAAGAAGTAAAGAATAAATCACCTAGCATTTACTCTAGTGGTATGGAAAATGTAGCGGGTTGGCAATACTTACCTAACAGTTATATCATGCAAGACAATATTACAAGCAGTTATGCGGTAGGTTCTATTGAATCTAATGGGTATCAAGTTCGTGCAAAAGATTATGGCGAACGGCCTACAGAGGGGTGGCATGGTCCGGCTGTTAAACGATCATTACCACGTACAGTACAAGATTTTGAATTTACAGGTGTTATGAAAATATTCAGTAGGCGACAAGGTGTTGGTAAAGGCTTTTTTCACTTATATGATGACGCTGGTAATATTATATGTTCCGCAGGATTACTTGATGCTACGAATACAACCACAAATGTTAAAGCTTATGTGGCGTTACACAACGAATACCAAGAACGTTTTGAATGGTATGCTAACACTGGTAATTGGGCTTACGATAACGCTTATGTATATTTGAATGTAAAACGTATTGGTGAAACATGGTACATGAAGACATGGCATTACTACACAGATGAAAATGGTAAAAAACAAATTACTTCACGAGCGCATAAAACTTATACAGATAAAGGCAAATGGTACACAGCTCCTATAGCACAAATTGGTATTAACATAAGTAAACACACAAAATATGACGCATTACCCGTTTATGTGGATAAAATAAGTTTGAATGAGTTATTAGGCGGAGAGGAATTACCCTATATTATTAAAAAGGGTGATGAAGTTTACATTGATATGCATAATGAACTTGTATTGATTAATAACGAAGATGTTTTAGAAACAAAAACTTTAGGTAGCGACTATTTCAGCATTGAAGAAGGCGTATCCGAATTATTTGTTCTTCCACAAGGATACTTCGACACAAAAGCGATATGGTCAAACAGATTTTTATAGAAAGGAGGTATATGAATGTTATTACACGTAATGGATTTCGACGATAATATTGTTGACAGTTTTGGTGAACGTAATAATGCGATTCTACAAGCTAAACATGAGCGTAAAATCGATGAGAATCGTAATGAAAGCGAAATTTTAACCATTGTAATACTCACCGAATTTGCAGAGGCATTTACAGATATGCGACGAATCTTGATTCAAGATGAAAATGATCTATATCGTGAATTTATAATCATGCATACTGAAAAAGATAACAATGGTTACTCAACAATTGAAGCTACAGCTAGTTATTTAATTGATATTGGAAACGCTCGAAGTATTCCAAAAGGTAAATATGAAAAATTAACCGCAAAAGAAATGGGATACGAGATATTAAAAGGTATTCGGTGGGAATTAGGTACAGTTGAATGGGCTGGACAACAAACAATCTCTTGGACTTCCGAACGTACGCCGTTTCAAATGTTAAAACAAATGTGTACTGCATTTAATTTAGAACTTGATTTTACCTACGAAGTTGATTTAAAAGGTATTTCTCATAGATATGTTCACTTCTATAAAAAGAAAGCGTTATTTAACGGTAAAGAAATTAAAAAAGGTAAAGATTTAATAAGTTTAAAACGTATATCAGACGTCACCGAATTAAATACCGCTTTGATTGCTTTAGGACCCGAAAAAGACGATGGTTCACGACTTAGAATCGAAATTGTGGATGAGAAAGCACAAATTCAATTTGGAGCAAATAAACGGTTTATTTGGGGTATTTATGAACCTGAATCTGATGATAAAGATATGACCGAATCAAGACTTAGAACGCTAGCGAACACAGAATTAAATAAACGTAACAAAATTGATGTTACCTATGAAGTAGACGCTTTAGATATCCGAAAGCAATTTCCACATGAAGTGACTCGATTCGGTGATATAGTACGTATAAAAGATAGAGATTTTACTCCACCGCTTTATGCAGAGGCGGAAGTAACAGGAATTGAGCATGATTTAGTAAGTGACGAACGTAAGTACACTTTTGGAACACCTAAAGAATATCGAGAATCAGATCTAAGAAAGTATTTTACAGAACAACTAAACATGCTAAGAGAAATGATGAAAGATGATAAGTTAAATCTTAATCAAATCGTTGAAAATGTTAGATATGACTTAGTAGAGCGGGTTGAACAAGTCGTATTGACTGGTAGTACAATTCCTGAAAATCCTAAAGAGGGGCAACTATGGTACGACACAAGTAATCCTGAAAATGCAGTATTACGTGAATATGTGGGCGGACGTTGGTTAAACGCTACTGCTGAAGATGTGTCAAATATTGGAGGATTAAGACGCGAACAAATTGTTTATCGTGAATTAGCCAATACTTTACCTGATATTCAAACGGAACATTTACGCTTACAAACACAATACTATAACTTTCGTGATAGTGAATATTTTGTCGACAATGCATTGAAAGATGAGATGAAAAATAAATATAATTTAATGAATGATGCTTTCACTCAAGCGAAACAAATGTTTGAAGCGTTGAACGAACAAGATGCAACCATTGGGCAGCTTACTGACGTACAAGCGAAACTAGTTGAATATCGTAATCAAGTTCAAGATTTTTATGTAGTTGTAGGTAAAGTCGATAAATCAATCAGTGAACGCATTAAGTTATTGCAATCACAGTACACTGACGAGAAGTATAAAGAGGCTATGAAACGTGTGGCGGAGACATTCGGTATTAAGCAAGATGAAAATGGTGGATTTATTGGTCCTCCTGAAACAGTCGCAGAAATGGTCGATGCATTGCGAACTGAAACGAAAGAAGAAATGTCAACGTTACTTAAACGCGCAGAATATGAAACTGATAGAAACGGTATTGTCGAAAGATTAAATACCTCAGATTCTGAGCGTAAACAATTAAGCAACGAGATTAACGACAGAGTCACAATTACTGAATATAATTCAGGAATGGCACAACAAACGAATGAAATTAATTCAGCCAAAGCGTATGCGGACGCTCAAGATGAGTTGAAACAAGCAGAAGTAAAGGCATACGCCGACGGGATTGTGACTGAAGAAGAACAGCGCGCCATTGCAGACGCTCAACAGAAATTAGAGGAGGCAAAGGCGGACGCAGAAACCAAAGCAAATAATGCGGAGGTATCAGCTAAAGCATACGCGGACGGGATTAAACAACAAACCGACCAAACGTTAACAACGTATAACACACGTATTACACAGAACGGACAAGAAATCAGTCAACGTGCAACTAAAGAGGAATTTAATGCATCACGCAAGACATTATCGCAAGTTATTTCGGAACTTACTAATAGCACCATGAATGGTTTAACCTACACTTATGACGAGAATGGGGCTATACAATCATTTAACGTAGGTCCAAACGGAACAAGTATTAATACGTCTAAACTAACTATCGACGCCGGCGATGTTAGTTTAAAAGACGGCGTATTCACGGTTAAAAGCGTCAATACTAATAACGTCACGATTCCACGCGATGATGGCGGTGTACCATCTATTATCAATGGTGTAGACAAAAGGGAATCGGCTATAACTGGTACAACGCCACCATTTAAGCAAAAGTTAAGTGGTAGTGCACCCGTATTCTTTGAGGCGGGTTACTGGTTAGGTTGTTTGAAACGGACATCTGACCAAGAATACTTATCATACGACGCCTTTTACTTTACGCATGACCGACGTTACTTATCCGTATCTGTTATCTTTTTGGTTGGACAAAATGCAACTACCGATCCTATGGAAAGAAAGGTTGGGGAATTTATTAAGTTAGAAGAATTTAGCCCGCCGCCTAGTATTGAGTCACAATACTTAATCAATGAGTTCAAAGGCTTTGTAACTACGGCGTCAGAACAAGACGGAGGCGGACGTGTTCAATATACTTTTGTGAAAGATTTAGGACCGCCAACAGGGCTACCTAGACAATTTTATTTCAAAGTGAAACCAAATGCTGAAGGTGTGGCTAATCCTTTGTTTGAAACAAACAAGCCTTATTCTATGGCTAAGTTTCAAATAAGAAAGACTATTCTTTATGGTTAAGGAGTGCTTTATATGCAAGAAATTAAAACTTATGATAGTAGAAACTTTGAAGATACTACTGTTAACATGCTCATTCCATTTAGTAGCATTCAAGATGACATGACATTCACAAGCGCGACAAGTGGTACTTCTTCTTGTAACGAACAAGGCATCAATTTTATTGTAGACCGTGATGTATTTGATCAATTTGAAAAACTGAAATTAGATTTAACAAATGGCTTTAAACTATACGTCCAAGACGGACAAGAAATAATACCGATAAAACGTGAAGAAGTTATACCACCCGTTTCAAACACATGGACACTAGCTTAATTTAAGCGCGCAACCTCCCCTTTAGCGAGGACGGTTGGGCGCTATTATTATATAAGGAGGAAGATTTATGATTAATAGAAAAGAGACACGTTACTTTTTAATGGAGATTGCAGAGAATGGGGACGAATATGTATTACAGAAATCATATAATGGAAATGGTTTCGTACGTAGTAGCACGCCATTAAATGCGTATGTATTCAACACTAAAGAGGACGCGAAAAAAGCTGTACAAGTTCAGAACATGTTAAATCAAATGTTCGGCAGTAACTCAAAAACGTATTACGTCATTGAAAACACGAGTCGGCAATTGTTTGATGATCAAGATGTTGAATTTAACACGCAGGAAACGGCTAGCGAAGTAACTGAATGATAACATTTGATAATAAAAAAGAGGGAGTGATTCTATGACAAATGAGTACCAAAGAGCAGACCACGAAAGGCGTCTGACGCGTCTTGAAGAAGATAATAAGAAAATATTTAGCTCTTTGGACGACATAAAAAAAGGACAACATTCTCAAGAATTAGTGAATCAAAAAATGAACTTTACCTTAGATTCGATTAATAGAGAGAGAGAATTAAACAAAGAAAAAGACGAAGAGAGTCGCAAAGATTTTAAACAAATTAAATACTTGTTGCTTGGTACTGTCGCGACATTAGGAAGTTCGTTACTTTTGGCATTGTTGCGCAGTTGGCTAGGCATATAAAGGAGGTGGGAACTATGTTCGGATTTTTAACATTTGGAGCGTCATTCTGGGAATGCTTTTGGTTCGGGAAATGTAAATAGTTAGTGAGTAGAGTCATCGCTTATGCGGTGGCTTTTTAATTTTAATTAGGAGGTAAATTATGGAAGATAAAGTGAAACAATTTATTGCTTTAATCGGTGGCTTTCTAGGCGCTTTGTATTTAGCGTTACAAGCCAGTGGAATTAGCGCTGAATTTATTAACCCTCAAAAAGTAGATGCATGGATTAATGTGATCAATACTGGATTACCACTTATATTGGTCGCTTACGGCGTGTGGAAGAATACATTTATTGTTAAAAAATCGGCTCGTGAGCAAGAAGAATACCTAAAAGAGAAAGGTTTGAAATAACATGCTAACTGCTATTGATTATTTAACTGAAAAGGGTTGGATTATTTCATCTGATCCACGCACTTATGATAATTACCCTAAAGATTATGGTTACCGTAACTATACAGAGAATGGCATTAATTATGATGCATTCTGTGGCGGTTATCACCGTGCGTTTGATTTATATACGAATGAAACGAATGATGTGCCTGCAGTCACAAGTGGTACTGTGGTTGAATCTAATGACTACGGTAACTTTGGTGGTACTTTAGTAATTAAAGATGCTAACGGCAATGATTGGATATACGGTCACCTACAACGTGGTTCATTGCGATTTATTGTGGGTGATAAAGTCAATCAAGGTGACATTGTAGGGCTGCAAGGTAGCAGTAACTATTATGACAATCCAATGTCTGCACACCTACATTTACAGCTTAGACCAAAAGACGCGCCAAAAGATGAAAAGTCGCAAGTGTGTAGCGGGTTGCCAATGGAAAAGTACGACATTACTAACTTAAATAAAAAACAAGATAAATCGAAGAATGGGAGCGTGAAAGAGTTGAAACATATCTATTCAAACCATATTAAAGGTAATAAGATTACAGCACCAAAACCTAGTATTCAAGGCGTAGTCATCCACAATGATTATGGTAGTATGACGCCTAGCCAATACTTGCCATGGTTATATGCACGTGAAAATAACGGTACACACGTTAACGGGTGGGCAAGTGTATATGCAAATAGAAATGAAGTGCTTTGGTATCATCCAACAGACTACGTAGAGTGGCATTGTGGTAATCAATGGGCAAACACTAACTTAATCGGCTTTGAAGTGTGTGAGAGCTATCCTGGACGTATTTCAGACGCATTATTTTTAGAGAACGAAGAAGCAACATTAAAAGTTGTGGCAGATGTGATGAAATCATATGGTTTAGCGGTAAACAGAACGACAGTAAGATTGCACAATGAATTCTTTGGTACTTCATGTCCACATAGATCATGGGAATTACACGTTGGTAAAAATGCACCGTACACTACCGCAAATATTAATAAGATGAAAAATTACTTTATTAAACGTATTAAACACTACTATGATGGTGGAGCGTTAAAAGTAAATAAATCTGAAACAATCAAACAAGAAGATGTTAAACAAGAGGTTAAGCAGCAAGAGAAAAAGCAAGTGGTTAAAAAGACTGATTGGAATAAGAATAAATACGGTACATGGTGGAAGAATGAACAAGCCACATTCAAAAATGGCAATGAAGAAATACAAGTTTGGACAGAAGGGCCGTTTAGAATTGAAGGTAACGAAGCAGGAAAACTACAACCTGGCACAACTATCAATTATGATGAAGTAATGTTACAAGATGGTCACGTGTGGGTAGGTTATGATAGTTTTGAAGGTGAACGTCTGTATTTACCAGTCAGAGAATGGAACGGCGTTGCTCCACCTAATCATGGTGTAGGCTCTTTGTGGGGACAAATAAAATAAATTGTGCTAATATAATGTTAGGATACGTTACATTTACCCCTCACATATTAGTTAGGTTACTTTCTCTAGGCGGTCTTATTTGACCGTCTTTTTTATTTGTGCTAAATTATTTCTAAGGTTTGATAAAAATCTTATATCCGTACATCCAAGTACCTGAGAGTAGCCCTTGCGGCTGCTCTTTTTTTATGATATGTTACGAGAGTGTTCAATTTGTTTTAAATCTATGATATGTAGGCTAGCCATTACGGTTAGCCTCTTTTTTTTGTGAAATATGAAATGAATAGGATTACGTAAATTTAGTTTATTCAAAGACGAGCTGTTGATATTATCAAAATCAGTTGAAAGAAAAAACTAATATGATAGTATGAAAATGGGGATACCAGTAAGGATGATTTGATGAATAGAATAGTGTATGCTTTAAAATTAGGATTAATAGCAATATTGGTTTACTCTACTGTTAGTTTCTTTTGGCCTTCACCAGACGGCTTATTAAGCAGAATTATTTTTAGTTTATTAATTACTATCTTATTTGTTTTGGTGACTTTGTTTTTAGTTGGAAAACCAAATGAAAGATGA